CTATAAGCAGTAGTTGCAGCGTTATAAGTTGCAGATGCTAGGTATAGAGCCGCTTTAAATGTGTCTGCTGCTGTAGAGCCGCGAGTGACAGTAGTGCCTAGCGCATGAATGCCGTTAAGCGATTCTGTTTTAAATGATGTAGCGATGGCTTGAGTATTTGGCATGATTAACCCTTATAAATTACCTTGTTTAATGTATAGCTCTGTACCTTCTGGCACTTTGAACACGTCACGCCCTTGCTTTACAATTTCACCATTTAAATAGTAGGTTTCAACAACAGCAATCGAGCCAATATCAAACTCCCATTTGACCTCGCGTGTTAGGTCTGCAACTGGTAAATTACCCTTGCTTGTGTAGATTAAGTCTTGTGTCATTACGCGCCTTTTTTTAAATAATGAAAATTAACCTGCCAGCCATCCCAATCATTAGGCACAAATCCAAATGGCTTTTTGTCCTCACCGTCTAAAAAACCACCATCAAAAACAATTGCTTTACTTGGATTTTCTTGCGCGGCTTGCATTAGGTTTAAGCGGTCAATTTCTGTCATTTCATTTCCTGATGAGTATCAATAAAAAAGCCCACTCATAAAGAATGGGCTTGATATTGACGCTAGTTATTATCCTAACAATTGCGCTACAAACTCTGGTTTCCATACTCGCGCGTCATAAACACATGAAATGTCAAACATTGATTTTTTGTAGCCTTTATATGCTGAAATATCGAAAGATAAGCCTGAATTAGGGTCAACAATCGTCATTTGGTCTACAGCAGCATCTCCGCCTTCTGGCAATGCATAAGGGCGAATAACAACCTCGGCTGCGGCTTTATGTAATGCCACGTTTGCAGTCGCATTGTTACCTACAGTCATCGCTACAGCAGAAGCTCCTAATGGTTGACGTAAGCCAGGTGCGGCTAAAGTTAATACGCCTGGTGCAGATAAGCCAACTGAGACTACATAGCGATTCGTATCACCAGCGAATGTCACAGTGTCACCTGCCAATACAGTACCGGTACCAGTGATTAAAGTAATGTTTGTAGAACCTACTGCATAGCCTGCTGTGTTTGAGGTATAGCTTGCGCCAGTACCTTTAGCAACTGAAACAGGGGCGGCTGATTCTTTCATCATTAAGCCTTGCAAGTTTAACAATGTGCCTTGACGCAACAATGTGTCATTACCTGCTGCATAAACTTGTTGAAGGTTTGCCAAGTTACGTAAGCGAGTGCCAGCGGTTGTATTTAACACTAAAGATGTTTGACCATCGATAGGCATACCGTTATCAACTAAGATTTGGCGAATCTCTGCTACCTCGTTGAAGTTTGTAGCAAATGGAGTTGTGCCAGCCGTACCAAAAGCGCGTGAAGCACCAGCACGAACTACGCCCCATGTGTAGCTTTCAATTTGGTTAGCAATCACACGAATAGCTTGAGCTACCATGTCGCCATATACAGTTTCATAGCCTGCGCCATTGCGTAAGTGCTTAATTTCCTCACCAGTCCAAGGGATTTTTACAGACGCAGTCTGGTTAATGACTAATGTTTTGTTATCAACTGTCTGGTCTGTACCTTCTGGCAACGTCATAGATGGCGTGATAGTGCCAACTGTAGGTGTGCGAGTGAAAGCAGAACGAACTGTGTCGCCTACTGCTGCGCCTTCTGAGCCGCCGTTAATAGTTGATGATGGCACTACACCAACAAGCTCACGGCCTACGATGTCGGCTGCTTTGTAGATGTCTGCTGCTAGGTTGTTTAATACGTTTGGCATTTTATTTCCTTTAGTTAGTCAATAACTTTCCCACCGTCTTTAGCAAATTGTGACCTTGCTGCATGGTCAATTGCATCAAACTGTGAGCGCGTCATTGTTTTTGAATTTGAGTTATTGCTACCACCTTGAGCGCCACCACCATTATTATTTGGTGCGGCTATCATTTTTTTAGCTGGCTCTGTGGCTTGCCATTCTTTAACATAAGTGTCGATGTCTTTATCGCCAAAGACTGCTTTTCTGTTATCACCATCAATCACAACTTTACCAAGTGGCAAATGTTTTGATTTAAGCAAGTCTAAGAAATCAGGGTCTTTTACGCCTGCCTCCATGAACTTCGATACAAGTTGATTCTCTAATACCAGCTTTTGTGTGAAACCAGATTCAGCCTCTAGCTGCTTTGTGGCTTTTTCTGCGGCTTCTTTTGATTCTTTCGCTAACTTACTGGCTGCATTTAATTGCGCACGTAAGTCATCGCGTTCTTTCTCTACAGCTTCTAAATCCTCTGGCTTAATCGCTGATTCCTTGCGTAGCTTTTTCACTTCGCTTAGTAACTCATCGCGCTTATCTGCCAATGGTTTAACTGCTGATTCAACCGCTGCCTCAATTGCTTTTTTCACCTCTGGCGAATTTAAATCGATATCACTCATGTTTTAATCCTCTGGATTGTTGCGTGGCTCTGCCACAAATAAAAAACCCCAATAACTCGGTTATCAGGGTCTAGAAAAGCAAAAACCGCAATTAAGCGGTTTAGTAAAGTGTTTGTTTGCCGTTAGAGAGGCAATTGATACAACATTTCTTTTTAATCGGCCTAGCATAGTCTGCGCGGCCTTGATTCACATAAAACCAAGTTGAGCCATTGCATATAGGGCAATAGACAGGCGTTTTCTGTTTAACAGGCTTAGAATTAGATATAACTAGCTTCATTCTGCTAGTTTATACCAGCTTTCTTGAAATAATAAGCATCACGTTCACGCAATTGATCTAGCGTGTATGATTTGCCGCTATTATTGCTAAATCTGTCAATCTCTAAGCCAGCACGGAATAGCTTGCCTTTAGTCACGCCTAGTATGTCATCTTGAAACTGTGCAGGCTTTTTCTTGAGCCAATCGCCATAAGTAACATCTTCTGGTAGCTGCCCATCCATGCTAGCGCGCGTGCCCGGCGATAACTCATCTGCATCAATGCCTAGCTCTTGCCATGACTTCGTAATCGCTACTGATGAGCTTCTGCAATTAAAGTGAAACGCACCAGCACCACCACCCCATGATAGCGTGTGTCCTATTGGCTTTTTACTTAGCGTGTATAGCTTGCCATCTCTAGCCCTGCAAGGCTCTGACGTTCTACTGTCCAGCGTAGAGTGCCATTTAAGCGCCTTTATCACGCCTTCATTGGCTTCGTAGAACCGATTTTTAGTAAAGCTAGCTGTGTGACCTATCGCTGTTCTAACAACCGTTTCTGCGTTCCTGCGTGTTATATCGATAATGCCGTCTTGATACTGCAATGCTCTTGTGCCACGTATGCGTTTAACTATCTGTGGGATAGTTTGGTTTTCAACGTAGCCCATGCGAATCGCATCACGTATGCGCGTTGCTTTGTCTATTTCTAGCCCTGCCATCCATTCTTTTAATAGCTTGCCTTGAAATGGTCTAGCTAATGCAGCCGCATATACTTGTTCAATCACCACTGTTTGAGTGCTATAGGCTACAGGTATCGTGCTTTCAAATAATTGATACTGATGCCCTGCTTCATACGTCACAAGCTGTTTAAGCTCGTTATTTATCTCATTGGTTACTGTGTTATACGCTTGCGCATTTATCAAGCGTAGCGAGTACAGCATACTGTCTAAACGCTCAACACTGAACTGACTAGCTGGTAATCTTTCTAGTGCTGATTGTAGTTGCAGAAACAAGTCTGCATCTGTTTTATTCAATAACGCGATGATGCGACTGACTACCCCATTTGAGTAGTATTGCAAGTCAATCTGATGCGCGATTGAAGCATCTAGTAATTCGTCATTAACTGACATTATGCAGCCAGTACGGGCACAGTTGCCGCTATAAATTCCTCTTCGTCATCAAAGCTAGTGCCATCGCTAACAACTTCACCGCGCTGCAAGTTTTTAAACAATGTAGGCTTGCTAATTGCACCAGCTTGCCATGCTGCGATTAAGCTATTCAACTGCTCTGGTGTCATGTTGACAGGCAAGTAGTCAGTATTAAGCGTGACCGTTACATCTTGCTGTGAGCCTGCCCATGCAGCCATAAACATCAACATATTGCTTAGTTGGTCTGCGATTAGCTTGGCAATAGATGCAAGCGTTGAGTTTTCACCATTAGAACGCATCTGCAATGTATTAGCGGCTTCAACACCGCTCTTCTGTTGCTCAAGCATACGCGCACCAAGTACCGCCATTTGTTTTTCTTTGCGGTCTAGGTTCTTTTCTAACGCACCAAGCCCTTGACCTGTAAACTCAATAAACTGTGCTTTAGAATCAGGATTAGGCGCAATAATCGCTTGCTGTGATCCAACGTAGATAGGCATATTCTTGCCATTTTCGTCAACTGTGTTTAATCCTGATAGAAACAACATAGGCAAGCCAGTAAAGTGACAGCCATGCTCATAGTCAGCAGTTACGCGATAATGCGCTAAGTTTAAATCTGCAATCGGTAGAATAGGTGAATCATGCAAAGC